GGGGTGATGTCGATGTACCAGAGGTTCTGCTCCTCACCTCGCCAATCAAACTCTGAAATCCGTTGCGGCTCCACCCCGTACTTCTTCAGGAACTTCTTAGCAAACTGCGGAATCTTTTTGTCGTAGAGTTGTTTGTGGAACTCGCCTCCGACTTGGAGGTCGAGGCCGGTAAGAGATTGCAAGGTTCCTTCTTTTGGTCGCGCCAACAACTTCTCAGCAGCTTCCTTACCAATCAAATCAGGTAAATCTTCGTCACGCACACCTGTTTGTTTAATCACGGTATTGCCATCGTGATCGTAGGCAACAAAATTGCTGCCAGATAAATGCACTTCACTTAGATGTTTGCTCAAGTCATAACGATCAGCTTGTACATCACCGGAAGTCCAAGTGATGCGATCTACGGAAGGATCGTTGATGCCTTCCATCAGGAAGCGTTTAAAAGAGAGTTCGTGCCAGTCTTTTTTGAAAGGTGCGTCAGGGACTTTTCCTCTGCTCAGATCGTCATTGTTTAAAGTTGCTTCTATTTGCTCACGCTCGCTTGATAACTCACTGTGTCTCCCTTCATCAGTAACATCAATGAGTTGGTGTTCAATCGCCATCTGCCTGGTCTGTAGCCGGATTCTTTCATCGACTGACATAGAAGTACCGTAACCCTTCTTCTGCCCTTGCTGATGCCAATCAGATTGGAATTCTTCTGCGTGCAAGGCGCTGACACCACCGACATCACGCTTGTTGGTACGGATGTGGGCTAGGACGTTGGGTTCGTCCCAATGGCTGCTTTTGTATCGACCTCCATATTGAAGGTCATCTCGCTCTTTTTTTAAGGCGTGTACTCGGTCACCCAATATGTCGGCTTCATGTTCCGGCAACAAGTAAGATTGGCGATACTCAGGACTTCTAAAAATTGTTTCTAATTCGGAGCCAATTTGTTCAATTCTCTTTTGAGAGGCTGGATCGTCTAACTGCACCAGAATCTCTTTCGGCTCTTCGCCCCCTGGGAGGTTTAGGTTTGCTTCGTCGCCGTATTTGGTTGAACCATGCCCCTGTCCCGCTTGGTATTCCCAATCGTTGTTTAACTCTTCTGCTCTACTGAAATCACCCGCGTTTTCTGCACGAGCAATTTGGTATGACCATTTTTCCGGTGTCCAGTACCGACGATCTTCGCGAAAATAAGCGTCGCCGCTTGGAGGATAAACACCCTTAACAGTCTCGGTCAGCTCTATCGGGTTCCACATGGAAACCACTTCTTCTCGCGTAAGCGTACCGGGGGCTTCTTCGAGCGATTGAATCAGGCCCGTCTGATTCGCCTCTTTCGTTGCACCGGGTTCTTTCTTCAGGTGTGCCAGGTACTGCTGGCTTGTGCCTTTGCCGGGAGCCGTGGTCAGAGCTTTACCTGACGGCGAGTAAAAGCCCATCTTGCTAGGACTGCCCATGCCCAACATCAGGAACGGCGCTAACTGCTCGTCGGTCACTTCAGGGATCGACAGCGGCCCCAACCCCAGATTTTCAGATGCCTGAGAGACTGCCTGACTCAATTGATTTGTTTGAGGCGCGATCAGGCCACCGGCCTGTAACGCGGCATCCTGAATAAAAGGCGTGGTCGGGTTTATCGCACCGAGCGCAGCCACTGGGTTGCGGGTACGCGCAAACTGTTGCATCCCCTGAGTAAACTGATTCCGCAAACGTCCAGGGTACTCCTGAACGTAATCCCAAAGACTTGGCATCTATACGATCCCTAACGCCGGGTATTTGAGGTCTCCTTTCCACATGGACTCACCCTCGGGTGACGCGAAACGCAAGGACATGGTGGCATAACGAGTTGCTGCCATGAGATCGTCGCGTATTGGTACGATCTTTCCAGCCTTACGGTGAAACATTCTTAATTCCTCAAACCAATCAGATTGTGTCGAGAACACTTTGAAGCGTCCTGATTCCATTCGTTGCAGCATATCCATAATTCCGACTTCGATACTGTTGCCGCCCTTCTTCTCCCCCATCGCCGGAGGATTCGTAAAGTGCTCCGGTAGGAGGTTCACGCCGTGGCCCCGGTACTGGTCGGCCAAGCCGGGGTTACCCATCGAGTCGCGACGGTTACCGTCGTGCGGCCAAGCGTAGGAGATCCACTTGGGTCGCGTATTAATCGCCGTAGCGTGAACCGCTGGTGTCGCCTTCGACTGCCTGTAAGTGTCGTAGACGTAAACAATGTCCTCGTCTGCGTCATACGCGATCCAGACTACCGCTGTCGGGTGATCCCACCCAAAATCAATGCCACCGAGTCGCTGGTACTCCTCCGGGATCGAAAAAGGATCTACCAAGAGTTTTTCTTCCGGCACGGGGAACACAAGACCGCTGCCGATCGTGGGCCGACCGTACTTCCGCATCTCGCGCTCATGCGGTGGATACGCCGCAAGGATCTGCTCCATCACGGACTCCGTGAGGTGTCCGGGCTTACCCTTCACAACTGTCTTAACTTTCTCGGACGCATCGTCCCAAGAGCCGTGCGTCAGGCTTTGCCCTGGTCGAAGGTCGTTAAAGAACTGTGCCGTGGTCTCGGACATCCCGGACTCCGGCGTATAGGTCATAAAGACCGTACCCCTGCGGTCTAGGGTTCGTGTCACGGCTTGCGTATAAATCTCGCGAGGCGGTTCCTCGTCCAGCCAAATCAGGTCGCATGAGCGACCCATCCAGACCTCATTACCCATGTTAAAGGCTTTAAAGTAGACGTAAGATGTTCCACCTGAAACGTGCTTGACGAGCGCCATCGCAGTGGCNTTNGGCACACCCGGCTTTCGCTGGGTCTCNATNATGCAGTGCTTCGGGATCATGCCCGTACCGAGCGCCTGAGAGTCTCCAGGCGTTCCCAGCAGCTCCGCTTGCACAATGTCGCGCACGGTTTCTGTCGAGACACCGCCACACCATGCGGTGATGGGTTCGTTAAAACGGCGTCCGGTATACCAGGATGGGTAATTGCCCGTCAGACTCGCCGCAACGAGAAATGCGCCCACTCTAGTCTTTCCTACCCGGTTACCGGCACATAGAACCGACTGCGAAGCAGTCGAAGTTGTATCTATGAACCGTTCCTGAAAAGGATAAGGATCGTACTCTTCGAGCTGGTTGAACTTTTCGCGTTCGCGAATGAGTTTAAGCAGTTCTACTTTTCGTTCTAGGACTTCTTTTGAGTCTTGGTTGACGAGCCTTGAGGATCTTTTCTTCATCTTCCCAGCGTTCAGCCATTTTAGGTTTGTTTGCATACATCCAGCGCCGTTGTTTTTGAGACTTAAATGGCACTAGGAAGTTGCTTCCGCGCTCTTAACAACCAGAAAAAATCTGACATTAACCAAAAAACTCTTGGAGGCGTTTAAGAGTGGCTTCATCCGGCACCCCTTTATAGTGATTAGCAAGGTAAAGATTTTCCCCTGATTCCCCTTCAAGGTATTTCAAAATTCTTGCATCACTGCCTTTATCCTCAGTGAGGTGTGCGAAAAACAATGCACGTTGGTCTTCTGGAGAGAGATCTAAAACGGTTGGCGCTTTTAAGATATTTTCGGGAATTCCCCCTAAAATATTTTTTAGACGGTTTTTCGCGGTTGCAAAGGAGTCATCCGTAAACTGATAAATGCCTTTAGCGGTTGACTCTGGGTTTCTTAAATTTCGTCCGTAGCTACTTTCGACCCCAGAAACGACACGCGCAAAATCATTAAGTTTAGAAACATCTCTACCCAACCGTTTGCTCACGCTGTTCAGGACTTGAGAACTAAGTGTTTTTGGCCTTCCTGTAATTTCTAGGGCCATTTGAGGATTTGAAAATTCAAGTAGTCCTGTGGTTTTTGGTTTTTTATCGTTAAAGAGAAAACCAAAAAGACCTCTCATTTCAATTTAGCGTTGTGGGAACTTCATCCTCGATTTCATCGTCACCCAATAGACGCGCTAGTTCCTGGCGCAGTTCTTCAGTGCTTCTCTCAATCTGTCTGACCTCTTGCTCGATCTTCTCGGTCGGCTTCATGCCGCCACGGTCTGCGATGTCTTTTGCTGCCGCCAGACGCACAGTTTCGCTGTTGGCGTTTTTTGCGAGAAAGCTGATGGTCAGCATTGCTTCGGGTACTTTGTCTCGCACCGCGTCTTTAAGGCGCTGTTCGATGATTTCCGAGTACCGGCGCTTTAACTCCCACCCTTTTTGACAAGCCGAGTTCTCTGAATATCCGGCTTCGATACACGCTTTGGTCGCGTTGCCGGATTGGACGTAGAACTGGATGAATTTTTCTTGGCGTTCGTCGAGTTTTCTCATATTTTGGTAAACCTAATTACTTAATTTTCCCCCAGAATTTGCACGAAAGACATTCATATTCATTCTAGAAAATAAAAAGGGGGTGGGGGGGGTCGCCCAATATCGCCCTGTTTTCTGCCTAAATGTGGAACTCTGGCCCATCTTTGCTTGTCCCTAACCTATTTAAGGTTGAGAAAATATATGTAAGTAGTTGAAATAAAACAAATTAATATTAACCGAGCCATCAAAACCTAATGGCTTTACAAATTTAGATTAAGTTTTGAGCAGTCGGTGGGATTTTCAGACTCAAGACCCCCGCGAGGAGTGCGTGTGTGAGCACGAACTACATTGATTGTTGCGTCCCATGGACTCACGGATCGGGCGCTAAGGCTTGATAGCGTAGTGTTGTGCGCGGAGCCGGTATCGAAGAACGACGCAAATACGTCAAGTTTAAAAATACAGACAACTTATGGTTTCGTCAAACATTCTGCGCCTCTTTTTCGCGTTGAACATCATTCCAACGTCCTAACGCATAGCGCAGCTCACTGTCATAAATGTCTAGAATACTTTGCACTTCCTTGAAGTCCGCTTCGTCCGATCTAGACCACCATCGCTTGCCCATGACGTTAGCCTTTTGTGAACTTGTCAAATGATAGTTGGTGCTTGCGGTGCCTATCGCCATCTGAATGATCTGAAGGTAATGATCATCAGGCAGTTTTGAATTCTCTGGCTTGACCTGGCGAAACACAATCTTGCCTAACGTGCTGTTGAGATGCCATTCCTGACCATAGGCTAAACGAGCATAAACACTAGCCTCGTAGTCTAACGTCGCAAGAAGATCAGCGACCTCTTGGTAAGTCACATCAGGCTTGCCACCAGAGCCAAGATGCAGTCCTGCGGACTTCGCCTTCAGCAACTTAAAATGCTCAAGCGAAAGCATCTAACTCAAGCCTCACAAGTTTGCACCAAGACTCAAGCGGCATGGTGACTTGATGATGGTCTCCAAGGTCAGGCCGAAGATCGAACAGACTCATCATGGCGAACCAAGGTTGGCGATCAAGGCGATAGATCAGCACTGGTTTGGGTGGTTTACCACTATCCACCGCTCTCGACGCCTGTAACGCCGTCTGCTGCCACCAGTCTTTGACCCTTGCCGTCCTAGCCCTCTTGCACTCAACGGCCCACCCTGCGTATCCAGGAGGCCATAGGACGTTTAAATCGTAGCCACCGACGGCGGTCTGCTCAAGATTGCGTCGAACCTCAAGACGCAGCTCATCCTTGAGGATGTTCGCAAGTTCCAACTCACCGACCTTTCCTTTTGTCCTGCTGTTTATTGTCACGAAAGAGCTTCCTGTATTGCGCCCTAGTGGGCGGAAATTTATCTGGAGACCCGGCGGTTTCCCAACCGTACTTGACGAAATTCGCAAAGGGCTGACAAGCCAACTCCTCTTGCTTGCATGACTCCCATGCTTCGCAGCCCTTATCGCACGGGCTTTGAATCTTGCTCAAGGCGTCCCACAACGCCTCCTCACCACGATCACACTTACCGCATGACTTGACCCGGCCAGCGCGGAGATCTCGACCAAACGCGAGATGGCTACGACCACAGTCACAGCGACACATCCACCTGACCCCGTTGTTAGTCGATTCAGCATAGGCAATCACTTCGAGCTTCCCGTGGCGATTGCCCTCTTCCCAGATGATTCCTCTCGTCATAGTCATGGTGAAGTGTGGTGAAGTGCAGCGAAAGGTCTCGGGCGGGTGAAGGGTGAAGCGTGTGTATCTAATACACGCTTCACCTCACCCTGCCTTTTGAGTGAAGTAGGTGAAGTACGGGTGAAGTGTGAAATCTGTACTTCACCCACTTGGAGTCTCTCTTCGACGAAGCCCCTTGGCTCTCTTTATATGAGGGTGATCTCCAATCACAAGGTTCCGATCTTTGATCCAACCCGAGACATATTTCTTGGCAGTGCCATAGTCGAAGTTAAATTCTTCAGAGATATATTTGCCTAAATACCGATCTCGACCACTCGGACTATGGGAGAACGGATCACCGGCATCCCAACGCCTCGACACCTCAAAGAAGATCTCCTGAATCTGCTCGATACTCAGCTTGGAAGCTGCCGCGATTTCATCGCGCAGTTC